GTTGGTTCCGCCTTTACGCGGGATCTGTCCCTGTCGGGTTATTAGCCGGACAGAGGCAAATTGTACTGCCCCGACCAGATTGAAGTCGGGGTAGGAGTTACGCACACCGTAACAGATTTTGCATCTGTTATGGCGAACGCATTCCCAACTGCGGACAACCTCCCTCCGCCCCATGACTTAGAGGACCATGGGTTAAAGGATTCGTCAGCAACCTGTCGAAGAGGATTCATTAGCTTCCTAAAGTGGAAGTTAACCCCAACGTTCAACCGCTTGGCATGCAAAGTTAAGCGATTGAAAACCCACAAACCGTTCCTATACTTGCCTGTCGGCAAGGGAACATGTCTGTAAGAATCAAAGTCCGTATCAGAATAAGGCCCAACGAATCCCGAGAAAATATCCGGGATCCAGCGGCTTATAGTCTGACAGGTCTGAGATTCCCAGACCAAACCACGTAAGTCAAGTAAACGCTGCAGGCGATTATAATCGCACCACAGCTCAATGACAGTCGATGGCTTGGCTGTTAGGAAGACAGGTCTCACAGAAGTGCCGTCGAACCAATCTGCTCCACATGACTCACGAAACGGTCCTTCTATGAAGGACTTATCGGGGTTAATGGTGAAACCGCAGAGGTTCAACATCTTTATCATCAGACCAGAAACGTTATTGCGTACGATGATATCATCACCGTATATAGCAACTTCGTTCTTGTCGAATGATCCTGAAGTTGCCCGAGCAGCGCCATATGCTAGCGCTGCAAAGATAGCAGACTCCAGAGCGAAGGTGTAACCATTACCCATTGATGAGATCTTTTCATACTGAATAGATTCATCATCTAAATTCCCTAAAGGGGAACGTAGATCCAGTAGGTACTGGTACCACACAGACGGAAGCATAATCTCACACAACTTCAAAGAAACTGTGTCAGATGCTGCCGCAAGATCCAAAGTGACGAAGGAATTACTGGTCCTCCAATCTCTAGAACCTTCCCGGGCCAAAACCTGATTCTTAGTCTGGTCGTCAAGATCCACCCCCCAGCGTTTTAAACGCCGGCGGATAAACCCATCTACACCTAACTGAAGGTACAGATTCATGCTAGGCTCAATCGCAATAGAACGGTCAGTTTGACTGTTCTTAGGCACGAATGCGATGCGGTTACCATCAACACACTTCAAAACGTTTTCCCAGAACATATCTTGATTTAAGATTACGTGCTTCGGTATGAGAAACCGATCACGATAATCATTCTCAAGTGCTCCGAGCCAACGCTCATCAGATGCAATGGCAAACCGCGCGTGACTGAAAGCGTCGCTGGTACACGAGTAAGGCCACTCCGAGTATTTATGATACATCGAAGTTTGGCCGTCCTTGGTGTCCAGATTCGCTCCAGGGCCATGACGTGACCACAACGTCAAAACTTCAGGTGACGGCAACGTTGTCCCTAGAAGCCTTTTCAAAAAGCTGAGCGCGTAAGTAAACGCATTCAGGTGTTCCGGTTCCTTCAGAGATACTAAATCACGATAACCAAAACGGTTAAAATCGCGACAAGTCTCTTCAGCCGCTTTAAATTTCTCTATGGCGGCCAATCGACGGGCTTTGTTACCCGAAGGGAAACGGTACTTTTTGATCAGTGATGTTATCTGGTATTTTGCGCGAAAATTAATCGTCGCGCTGATACCTAATGGAGGAGATGAATCCCTCCACGCTTCCGACAAATTCAGTAGCGCGGTATAATCCCGAGAACGGGTTATATGCCGTGCCAGTGAACAATCATCGTCGGAAAGACAATAACTGTGATCCTCGATTAACGAGTGTAAAACCTTCCAAGGATAATCATCCGGAAGGCGAATCTTCAGGTTACCCTGAAGATTCTTCGACGAACTACTTTTCATAGTCGACCCCTTTCATGAATAGGCCTAATGGCGTGTATCACGCCCAAAGGCAGAACATTTTGCATACAGCTATAATTAGCTGTACGACGGCGGCAAGGACAGGCTCAAGAAATAAAAAATTGAGCTCCATCCTATTAGACCATCAGCATGATATTCAAGTTATTCATAACGGTGTCATCGTCGAGCAGGGCAATCGCTCTCTGACGCATTTTCACAACGTCAACAGCGGATGTCCCGACTGGAACGGAGAACGACACTTCCAGGATGTAGGCCGATTGGATGGCTGTATTATCCGTAGCGGTAGCCATGCACTCCTGCGTAAACTTCACGCTGGTTTTGCCGGTACCGCGAAACTTGCCGTTCTTCGTGGGGAAACTTCGGTAGAGCTGAATCTGATTACGCCAGTCAGGCGTGTGATCAGGGCCAACATAAGTCGTACGGTTCTGCAGCTCCTCATAACGAGTATATGCGTTTGCCGTAGGATTACCGTCGTTCAATTCGTCAACGTTTAAAGTAATGACGTCTGCTTGCATGGTAAACTCCTTTGTACTTTCGACAATAATCAACGGAAAATCTTCCCGAGGATTATGCCAAGGTCTGTGAGCTTATACAGGTTCAGGTTCACATCGAACTGAGGCCATGTACGTAGGGCGGGTGAAGGATACCGATGAAGATATGTGATCTTCTTACCATACTGGGCTGCACCAGTCGAAGCAGAATTACTTGCTTGACTAGGCTGGTCCCAAAAGGTACTTCGGCAATTCACCACATCATTTGTCATGGTAGCGATTTCTCGCACCGCGACCCAAGAGGCTAGCTGGGAAACCCCAGCTTTTGGCGCCCAGGCGCCAATTGTCTTGCCAACATTCGCAAACCAATCGATTATGAAACTAAATGGAATTAACTCCCATGCAGTCTCAGCTAACCGGTCCCCGCCAAAAGAGGCGAGCATTGATGAGTCGACTTGGCAAAGCACTCCAGCTCTAGCAGTGATCTCGACAGTTGATATACGATTTACGTCCACGGCTACGCCGGGAAAGTAAACCGCACCAATGACGGTATCCTCGTTCGAGCTAGTACTACTTTCCCTTCCCCTAAACGTTTGGCGATTTGATGTCCGGTGCGTTTTCAGCGCCTTAACCACTCCGTTAACGTCGTAAATCAGGGGTCGGATAGCATACCGGCACTCCATGTAACGTTCCTTGAATTCCTTAAACCGAATCTCGCGTCTAAGCTTACGCAGCTCTAATCTTCGAGCAGCGCGCCCAATACGTACAGCACGGCCTAAAGTGTTGACAAGAAAGTCACACGTTTTACCAGCTTCAGCCATTGTTGCCAGTGCTAGCAAATCATTCATGCTAACATTAGCGTGCGCACTTGTAACAGCAGTATCAACAATATGCTGTCGCAATTCATCAGTGATGCTACGAGGATCTAATAACCCAGGTAACGTACTACGTTCACTGAATGGTACATAGGTTCCACTGTACTCATGCCCAACCTCCTCCTCTTGCCACTGAGTATAATCATACCAACGATGGTATGTAGTCAGTTTCTGAGAAAAAGATACAGGCTGTGGAGGGAAATCTTCAGTTTTAGTCATCCAACAAGGGTTATTAACTATACCCCCATTGCGGCTAATCCTTCGATACCCTGACGTGACATAGTCCGTCATCCATATGTATGCACCAGGCCCAGGTCCATGTGTTTGCAAAGGAGGTGTTTCATGCCAGCCACTCAGAAAACCTGAGTTAACTCGGCATGCCAGCTCTGCTTGCACATCAATAGGGTCCTGCAACGACTTACTCCTCGTTCTCGACATATCAACCTCCAGTTTCAGAGGCAGAATGTTAAGACTAAGAGTAACAATTTGTAGCTGCTGAGGGTGCCTCAAGCCCCCTTAAGCTACGAACGCCCATATGATATACGTATCACATGGCCGTTAGAACGGATATATTAACTCATATCCGTTGCGCAAAAAGAGCGCAAGAT